AGTTGATGAAAGCAGTTTGTTCTTTTGTTTCATTGGTTGCACTATCAATATATGTATTAGTCGCTGCGACTGTGAAAGTCGCTACGGCTCTTCCTGTTTTTGTAAAACGTAATTCTGGATCACGTGCTAAATTACCTAGAATTTGTACTGTGTTCATATATTCTCCTTTAAATCTTTTGTTCGATACACATCGTGCCTTTGTATACCTTGATGATTTCCTCCAAACTTTCAAAGGTTCGTGCATCGGCTTTCATAATCATTTGCATCTGTTGAGTTGCCTCTTCTTGTGTTTCTACATTTAGAGGTATCTCAATAGTGATTACCATTTTTCGTTTTTTGCTTAACATTTATCCCTCTTAGTCGTAATACATACAATTCATAGTTGCCTTTACATCGTCAATGTATACATCGTAACTAGGGTGAATGTGGCAATCGACTGTTGCCTCATCACGCATGATTTCAAGTAGGTTATCAATCTTCACTCTAGCTTGTTCTTCGCTAGTTGCTAGGACTGTAAAACTAACATTGAACGATACATTCACGCTGGCTTCAAATTGTTTAATTCGTTCTTTCATCTATCCCCCTATTGCCTGTTTTAACAACGCTTTCCCTTTATCAGATATTTTGCTTTTGTTGATTATTTCTGTTACATCTACTGGTTCTTTTGCCACTTCTACCAAGTTGCCTGTACGTGTCATTTCAATTTGCCTTTGACCGCTCGCGATCATTGCTTGTTCTTTTTCTGCCTTTTCTCTTGCTTTTAATAACACATGATTATCCTTGATTGAGTTCGCCATGCGTTGGCGATGCATTTCTCGTTTTTCCTCTTGCTCGTATTGTTTAATAAATTGAGCCCTACAAGAGGCCTCGTTATATTCATCTCCCATTAGAGGGTTAAACGATGACCATATCGATTTAGCACACTTTAATGTCAAGCCGTCTAAATGTTCTAATCCATGTTCATATCCGTATGTGCTAGCACATTTAATCACTCGTTCCCATGCACTTTGAGGAGTTGGAATTTCCTCATGTGCATTCACGTATGCACTTAATGCGGAGCATTCCTCTCTCAACTCTGCAATGCTAGGCAAGAATTTACATCGATTAATTACATTAGCTACTGCTTGCGTTAATGTAACAGGATTAACATCCGCAAGCATCGTACAATACAACTTAAAACGTTCTTTTGTCATATCAGTAGACCACGCTATCTGTAACATCGATAGTGATTGAGCTATCATCTCCTTGTTGTTCATTTCTGTATTCCTCCATTACCTCTTTAACAACGTTGATTGCATTATCTTTACTGCTTTTCTTTTTGCCATAATTATTGCTAGCCCATCGTCTAACAGTTGCTTGCCAATCTTTCATTGAATTTCTTCCTACTTTCCAGCCATTGCTTTCATAGTAGTCAATGAATTGTTGTGCATTGATAGAGATATTTTTTTCAGAACAGTATTGTTCAATATCTGAGATAGTAGGTTTAACAAAACGCTTGCGTTTTTGTTTTGTGCTTGCACATTTATTATCTATCTCTTTATCTAACTCTTTCTCTATCTCTAACTCTTTCTCTATCTCTCCGTTACACAATTGTTTCACTTGTGTTACATCAGCGTTACATTGTAACGCTTTTTTTCTTTCTCGATGCTTACGAACCCTACTAGCTACTGCGGTTTCACACCCTGTACTATCTTTTGTATCAGGCAAGTAATATTCCTCGTCAGAACACATTTCAAGCAATCCGCTTTTGAGTAGGTATTGTATGGTTATTTGCACATTTTCCTCTTTTTCATCAAGGTCTAATGCAAGTTCTGATGCAAAATCATCTTCCAGTCCATCAAAGTAAAGTTTTCCATCGCTCATGATTGAACGTAGTAACATTTTGAGATAGATAATTGTATAGGTATCACCACCTGCAATCTTTCTTAATCGTTTAATTTCTTTACGTTGGAAAAAGTCCTTGTGTAGCTTTAACCAAAAGTATCTTTTCGGTTCACTCATAGGCTAATCTTCTTCCGCATCCGCCAAAAGTTCATTAAGTTTGCTTAGGCTACAAACGAATGCATCAATTTTATTGGAATCTTGTTTTTGTTTAGCGTGATTAACGTGATGTATTACATCTAGTACATCTTTTAGTTCCGCAATTTCTTTTTCGTGTAATTTGTAACTACCATTTTCTTGTTCTAGTTTTTCGATGCGTTTAAATACATATAATTCAACTACATTAATTCCCCTCATATCGTTTCGTCCTTTCGCTTATTATTTCTTGTAATTTTCGTCTAACTTCTTTAGCATTAACCCCATGTGCTATTGGTACATGACAATACACGCACAAGCAGGCTAAATTGTCCAAGTTGCTTTTACCTGACTGGGAACGAAATACAATGTGATGTACTGCTATCCCATCACTACTTCCGCATAATACGCATCTGTAATGATCACGTTCCAATGCTTTTGGTTTGTTTACTTTTAGGAGTTTGTTATCCTCTCGTTTCGCTTTGTTCATTTTCCCACCCATCTATAAGTGATTTGATATATTCGCTTGGCTCTAATGGAATGTCTAGTTGATTACATTCATCAACCAAACATTCTATTAAGCGTTGCATTTCTTCAACGTTGTATACGGATGACCCTTTGTATAGATGAACCACATATACACCTTGTACTTTTGCACTTGCTCCCATATCATCTGCGAACCATCCAATACCTTGCTTACTCCAACTCGTTATTGCATCGTCTTTATCTTGTTCGGTAAAGCCAGCTGTTATGAATATTCCACAATCTCTAATGGCTTTTTTGTACACATCCTCTTTTGATGTGTATCCATTTTTGCTTAATTCTTTGGCTATCTTTTGACATAGAACCCAGCAATAAGCGTTAGCGTTTAAACTGCGTGATTTTGACTTCTTTTTAATCTCTATCACGTATTCCTTTTCTTTATCTAATTTCGCTAGGTCATTGTCATGTGGTGCTGGTATTACTACCATTACACCAAGTGGCGAACGCAATAGTTCGATGTTATTTGTTGTCCACTTCATAACCTTTTACCCAGTCATAAAGCATAGACATTTGGTCTCTTGTAATGTTATCGATAACACACATTCCAAACATTTTAGTTGCTTGTTGTGCTACTTGTTCTGCACTTACCCCATGTTCACTTGCCATCTTCAAAACAATTCCATATGCATTGTGTGGATCAAATTCTTTTTCTTTCCGTTCTTTTTCTGCTGCTGCATTTATTTTTGTATCTTGCAATCCTCTATATACATCAGCACCTACACCAATCATTTTTGCTGCAGTACCTAGTGCATCGGTAACGGCCATCTTAAAGGCTTCATCGTTGCCGTGAAAACCATTTTTATCTTTGTAGATTAGGAAATCTCCACCATATCCAGGAATTGGTTCACTCCATTCATCACCATCTTTGATGTATAGATTTACCAATACATACAACATAGTTTCTTTGGTTTCTTCGACTGGTACTTGCTGAGTACTAACAACTTCAAACTTCCAACCAATTCCGCACATACCATATGTTTCGGTTAATACTTCCCATCGCCATTGAGGAGAAATATCATACTTGCCTTTAAGCTTCCCAAAGTCAATTACCTTTAACGCTGATTGCGGTACAGTTTTTACCGCATTATATCTACTATCCATCTATACCTCTTTGTACTTGTAACCACGCATTTCTAAGAAATCAGTCAAATCTTTTACATCATCTTCCGTTAAGTCATAAACAGTTACTTTAAAACCAGTTTTAGTTTCTACAACTTCGATTGTTTCAACTGTTTCATTTGTGATACTTGCTCGTGCAGTCTCTTCCATTTCGTTACGTTCTGCAAACTTTGCATTGATTAACTCTCTAGCTTGATCTAGTGGCATATCTTTTACTGCATCCCAACATTCATTAAATGTGATTGGTGTCGCTAGTTCATATTGTTGGTTGCAAGTATCAACAACAAATTCAATCATTCCTTTTTTCTCTGCTAAGATTTGTTTATAATCATCATCTGATTGTTGTCTTTTTGAAATCTCAATCATCATTCCCTCAATAGAGATTTCAACGTCTTTCATCTTTGCAGTTTTATTTAACCAGCGTTTATCACGTTGTAGTTGTTCTGCATATTCTGCACGAACGTTATACTTTTCAACCATCTTTTCAATAAACTTGTTGATGGTTTCTGTTTTTGCTTGTACTTCTTTTTCGTCAAAGTATTTAATTTGTTCTGCGAGTGGCTTTTCTGCATCGTAAACAACTTTCAATACTTCATTTACTTCTTCCTCAAATAGTTCAATAGGTCTTTTGAGTTCTCGTTTTTTCTCTTTACAGAATTTATCAAGCGTTGTTCTATACTTAACGATTTCATTTTTAGCACTTACCATGTCCTTATAGTTTTCTTCTGTTACTACAAGTCCTTTATACTTTTCTAGTTGTGCTGCAAAATATGTTTTGATTTCGTCTTTGTTCCATTTGAATACTTGTTCGTTTTGACTAACAACTGGTGTTAAATTAATTTCCATTTATTTCTCCTTGTGTTAAAATACAAGTAGAGTAATAGCAAAATCACTCTACATGCACGCTTATGGCTTTGGTCGGTCTAGCGTGCTTTTTCCATTTCTCGGCAAGCCAAGATGATGCTCGGCACTGCACAATTATTCCAAATATCGGATACTCTGAAATCAATTTCTTGATAATCAAAAGCACGATATTGGATTGGTAAGCGTGCATTTTCTTTATTCACCTGTTCTGTTACCGCTGCACGCAATCTGTCGAATAATTTAGTTTTTAATTTTTCTGATAATTGTTTTGGTGTACACCAGAATCCAAGTGCATGCGCCTTGTCAGGGTTAATTTGTTTTTGCCCACTCATAGTTCTAATCAGCATCATTTTTTTATTTCCTTTCTGACTTCCCTCATCCAGAAATTGGATAAAATCATCAAAGTTATTCCTAATGCGACTTGCAAAAATCCTGTGTATTCATCTATCCTTTCCAGTTCAACAGAACCTATTGAACCAGCCATAAGAATTACAGATATAACTCTTACTAAAAATATGAATTTCATTACAAATCCTTTCCAACCATCACTAGCAAATCGCCAGTGATTTTTTTAATGCTATTTTTCAAGTTTTGATTTTCTGTTTTTAACTGCTCAACCTCACATTTCAACTTCCGATATGCTATCGGTGTATACTCATCATCAAGTCCTACAAGGCTTTCAACTTCCTTTTTGCTGAACCTAACTCCAGCTACTCCTTTTAATTGATGAAGTGTGCCTTTATCCCTCATGTTGTATACGCTTGTTTCTGTGCATTTTAGAAGTTTTGCCACATCTGATACTGTGTATACTAGGCTTTCCATCACATCTCGTTCCTTGCGTGTAAAGCAGCAGTTCTTTGATTACGTTTAGGCCATTTTGATTTGATGAGTTTTCGCCAGTATTGGCTGTATTCATCATTACGGCCCGCCCATCCAAATCTTGTTGGTGTTTGTCCGTATCGTTTGTTGGCTAGTTTTAGATCCATTTGATTTTGTACTAGCATCTAATCACCTCTATATGTGAATTTAATTCACTATATTATTTAAAAAAAATATTCTTTGTTTCTTTACCTGTGAGCTTTAACAGTTCAACCAATTTTGCAATTTCTGAAGCTTTAAACTCTGTATCACCTCTCAACTTCTTGTATAGTGCTTCTCTAGTAAGGCTTAGTTCACTTGCAACATAGGATAACTTATACCCTTTGTCATCAATGATTTGTTTTAATGTGTTCATTCTACACCCCCTTTGCTTTTGTTTTGTGTGAATTTAATTCACACTCATAATATAACATCGGTGTGAATATGTGTCAACACTTTCTTACAAAAAAGTTGATTTTTTTTCACACTCATATTATATTAAAGGTAAATAGTAGTATATATAATGAGGTGATAACATGACACTTTACGAAAACATAAAAGCGTTAAGAGAATCTTTGAAAATGTCTCAAGATGAATTAGCAACTAAAGTTGGTTATAAAGATAGAACCAGTATCGCAAAAATAGAGAGTGGAAAAGTTGATTTATCACAATCAAAAATATTTGCATTTGCCAAGGCTTTAAATGTATCACCAGAAGAATTAATGGGTTTGAAATATTATGATGATCCTGATGTTTCTGAATATGCTGAAATTGTTAGACGAAATCCAGATTTACGATTGTTATTCGATGCAAGTAAAGATATGTCAAAAGACGATATAGATTTTGTATTACACGCAATTAATATATTGAAAAAGAGAGAGGGTAAATAATATGTTTATACTTGCACTTGTTATATTTTTAATAATTGTCATCACCGCATTTTATATTTTGTCTAACTCAACAAGATATTATGACAAAACTGGATTTAGAAAATTTAGTTCTATTTGGCACGATGAATGTAAAAATGCGAAAATGCGAAATGAAAATCCAGATAAATATATGGCTACATATATTTATGCCATGAGTTTATTTAATAATGATATTACAGTTTGTGACTTTCTTTTATCAGAAATAGAAAGAAATGGTGCTTCATTGCTTTATATAGAAGTGCTTAAAAATCACGAAATAAGCGATTTAGAGTTAAAAAAATTAAAAACAGTTGCTGATGTTTATCCATTCGACCCTCAGTTAGTTTTATTTATGTATCTCAAAACAAAAAGTCACGGAAACTTAGCAAGCAAATATGCTTATGATTTATTATCAGTAAAATTCAAACCGTGGTTTTATAGAATAAAGCAATATAATTGATGCGTAAAAAATTCCATGTTGAATAATATACAATAACCCTACAAAGGGGATGATAGTATGAACATCAATTTGATATATATAAAGCTACGGAAAACACAAACTGCGGTATTAAAACTAAACGATGATGGTACTTACACCATTCTCGTTAATAGTGATAAACCTATTGATGTACAACGTAAAGGTATACTACATGAGATAGGTCATATATTAAATGATGATATGTACAGTCAGGCACACATTGATTTGTTGGAACGCATGGCTCATGCAAGGCAATTTGATGATGTAGAGGGTATCAACTTTTACACACACATCATATGAGGTGAATTATGCAATTCAATACAACAATTCGGAGAAAGGATAAAGGCTATCAGATTATAGTTAGCTATAAGGACGGCTATAAATGGAAACAGAAATCTAAACAGGGTTTCGCCACGCAAAGAGAAGCCAAAATTTACGGCCAAGAAATAGTCGATAACCTAAAAAAGACTATCACCAATCCACTTGATGATAGTCTAAAAGATATAACGCTTATTGAGTTTTACAAAATATATACAGATGAAAACAAAGCAAATGTATATTCTACGTTCAAAGCATATGACAATGCATTTCAGAAATTCAACACGCTATTCAATATGAAAGTAAAAGATATTTCTGAAATACAAATTCGGAAAGTAATTAATGACTTACAACAATCGATAGCCAGTAAGAATATGTGCATAACGATTATAACAAAGGTATTCGCTTATGCAGTATCGCCATATAGGATTATCAATAGTAGTCCATGTAAAAACATTAAGCGGTTACATAAAACACAAATAGCTAAAATCAACGCTATAAGTGAAGATGATGTAACATACCTGTTAACATCGTTAAAAGGCCATAACTACAAATACTATATCGTGTGTTCTATTGCTGCCTATACAGGTATGAGGTATGGTGAAATCTTAGGTCTTACATGGGATGATATAGATTTAGATAACGCTATTATTGATGTGAATAAACAATTCGCTTATAGCGGTGAAAGTACATATATGATCCGCAATTTAAAGACAAAAAACAGTTACAGAAAAATACCAATACCACCCATACTGATTGATATATTGCTTGAATATAAAAATACCACCAGCGGATTATATCTATTCAACAATCCAACTGGCGGTACTGGTGCGGTGTCGGTAATGATTAAACGCTACTTACCGAATACATCCATCCATGATTTAAGACATACCTATGCTACAAGGTTATTAGCAAATGGTGTAGACATAAAAACAGTAGCATCCTTATTAGGTGATACTGTTGATACAGTCATTAATACGTACATTCACTATACCGATGAAATGAGATTAAAGGCACATGATAGTGTGTCTAAAATTTTCGGCTAGAATTTTTGACGGATTTATTGACGATTAGACAATAAACCTTGTATTTACTGGTGTTTTTAACCGATAAAACATATCAATATATTATAGCACAAACAAGGGGCGTTTTGAATGTTTTGTACACCCTATTTCAATAGATTTATACGTTCTTTTTCTCTATCCTCACACGACGCTATGAGCTGTAATTTTTGCGCCCTATTGAGATGTTTAATAGCATATTCTCGCGACTGTGCCTCTTGTTTACTCTGAAAGCTTTCATGATAAACCAAATACACTGGTCTACGACATTTCGTATACTTAGCCCCGCCTTTTATCACGCCATTATGAGCATCTAAACGTTTTTTTAGATTCGTTGTCCACCCACAATACAAGCTTTCATCAGCACATCGCACAATATACGTGAAAAATTGTTCATCATCCATCTTATTTACTAGCATCGTCCTTAATAGGTTCAATGGTAATCGAATTAATAGTCACCGGATCAACAGGCTTATCATTTTTATCTGTTTTCACCTTACCAATTTTTTCAACTACATCCATAC